AAATATTTGAGTGCCTTCTTCATGCCTTCAAATCTGTAATTGACTGAATCTATTGAATAATCCTTACCATCCAGTAAGTCAATGTAATCTTGTTCACTGTCATAATTTGTAGCCAAATCGAGGTAAACGTGGTCACCAAGAAGTGAGCGAAGGATACGCTCCTCCACATCCTCAATAATTGCCTCCAACTTCTCCTGATTGAAATTGTTTTGTGGCAGTTCAAATATCCCGGTGAAATCACTTCTTTCGATTAGCATTGCTGTTTACTTTGTTTCAAAATTACCACCAAATTTTTCCTCTTTCGTTTCTGGTTTCTGTTTCTTCTGCTTTCTTTTCTGCTTTTCGTTTTCAAACGGTTCTGGCATTTGTGCAACCGTTACCGGCTCTGCCCATCCCTTTTTAATCCAAAAAGCAGCCGTTTCATCATTCACAGAAACAATGGAGCCTGGGGCACGAAGCCCCAGTTCTCCACGAAGTTGTTTAATTTTGACGGGTGTCATTTTTAATCCGGGTTGAGAATCAAAAACTCAAGTTTATCAACAGTAGATACTCCAGTTCCGGTTCCTGTCAGAAGTATTTTAAATTGCCTCCATCTGGTCTCATTTGTGTTTGTCAAAGTTATATCTGTATCTTGATCTACACCCTGATTCACAATTGTACTTGATATTGATGTCCATGCTGCATTATCAAAATTACGACCATACAAAAGCAATGCAACGGCTGTATGATTCCCGGATACACTATCAACATCAATTAAAATATGTTGTGTCGTTGGCCAATTTGCATCCGTTTTAATCAGATACCATACCGGAGTTGTGCTGGTAATGGTTACATCGGTAGAATACTGAAAATATTGCTGACCCTTCTGACCGTATAATGTAACATTCTGCGCTGTGGAAATTGCCGAAATTGCAAACATCACAACTAAAGCTAAAATTATCCTTTTCATATATTAAGAAATTGCGATTGTTGCTAAATCAGAAGCAAATGTACCCTTCATCAATGCGTTGGCATTGTAAACCGGGAGCAATACCTTTGCCTCAAGTTTGATTGTTACCAGGTCAGCAATGAAATTACTGCTGTGTGAATCGCTGGCCAAAATCTCAATGGGGCCATTGAACAAAAGTTGCATATATGCCGGATTGATAGCGGCTGCAAGGTATGTCCCTACTGTGATGTCAGCCGATTCGATTTGCCTCATTCCGAAAGCACCTGAATAACCCTGAGCATTTGGCTGCAAGAAGGTTGCCGGTGAAACAAAATCACTGATAGTGTTCTTTGTACTGGTCAGGATCGTACCGGTGTAAGGATTTACCAGGTAGGTATTTGGAACAATATTGTAAAGTCCATTCATTTCACCTTTTGCGCAATTAAGCACATCGAAATAATTTGCGTTGGCAATGGCTGCGGCAAAGTTTGTACCTGCAAATGTGTTGGCAAATTCAAGTAATCCCTTGAGAGCATTATCACCAACCATACCATTACCTGATCCGGCACCTGCAATGGCTTCGCTGTTCAATTCACCAACAAACATCTGCATCAGACGGTTTGATATGTACTGATTCAACCATGCCGAATTTCTCAAGGCTGACCGGCTTACTTCGATGAAGGTTGCAATACGGGTAGCGTAAGCTGTCCCCATTGTAAACCCCATCGTTGATTCAGCGGCTGCGTCATTTTCTGCCTCATGTGTCATTGCATTGGTGACAGCACTTTCATAAGGATATTGCAAAGATGAACTTTCAATAGTCCCTGTTGGCAAAATCAAACGAGCATCGAAATTTTCTGCCGGAGGTAACTGTGGAACCTGAAACGGCATAATAGCCTGACCAACTGCTCCAGAACCTGTCTCCCCTGTAAATGCGACATCTTTCAAATCGAGTTGAAACCGTGCCTTTGATGTTTTACCTTCTGCAAAATCTTTAAACTCTTTTGCTGCAATGCTTTCAGCAAGTGCCTGCGAAAAGGATTTCCTTTGTTCAACCGGGATGAAAGCAGTTTTCATCTTGGTAATTGTCTCACCCTGGAGTTTTACAGTTTCCTGGAAATCGGCAAGTTGCTTTTTCAAATCTTCCATCTTAACACCTTCGCCGGTGACCCTTTCGAGGATGGATTTATTATCAATCTGCAGGTCATAAAGTGCCTGCTTTACTTCGCTTTTTGTCGCCGTGCCTGATAACAGTTCATTGTATTTTGCAAACTGCTTGTTCAACAGTGCGGCGAACATTTCAGGGTCGTTAACTTCCTGCGCCCCGAACTTGTTTTTTTCTTCCATTACAATAAGTTTTTAATGTTAAATAATTTTATGATTTCTTTCGTGGCGGCTTTTTGATCTAGAGTGATTCTGGTCGGCTCCACAAGAAGTGCCTTTTGTGAGTTTTCAATTTGTCTTTTACGCTCATCAGAATAGCGGCTGTTGTCTCCCATCCTTGAGAGTAATTCCTGCAAATCATTCAGTGATTTGATTCCGAGCAGTGGCGTGTTTTCATTTGCCCCCCAACTGGTAAGCGTGGAGAACTCCCATAACTTCCATTCGTGAACCTTCCTGATTCCCTGCTGCTTGTCAATGTCATACTTGATTGCCTGCACCCCAATAGAGTGTTCCAATGTCTTGCCATGTTCCGCATAGAGCTTGTAATCCTCGTATGTATCCCGGCCAATCTGTTTCTCAAGGTTAAATTGCGCCTCCATAATCAGGTGTTCAGGTTCTTCCCATCCCTTGATCGGAACGCCTAACAAAAGCGTTGTGTCATGGTTGAGAAACCAGCGCACCCGCCCAAAGTTTTCCTTGAGTGTTTTCTTGAATGACCCCGGCATCGAAATATCATAATCGCTGTCAGTATTCCCGAAGGCATTAACAGCAATTTTAACCCGGCCTTTCTGGTCAAGTTCCTTTGTCGTGCTGTGATATAATTTTTGTTTTACTTCCATTTTTCTGTTTGTGTTTCTTCATCAGGTTTCAAAATATCAGGTTGTTCGGCTTTTGCCGGTTCGTTTATTTTTACAAGTGATGTTTTTCTGAAATATTCATTAAGTGGAGGATTGCTTTCGTCAACCTGCCCAAACATGGCAATTGCTGCATTGTAAGGAGTAATAATTCCAGATTCTATTTGCCTTGTGTAAATATCAGTAAGTGATTTCAGGTCTGCCTGCAATTCATCCACCTGCGACCAGTCCGGGACAATCATATCACCGTTGAAGTATGGTTTTATCCAGGTATTGAAATCATTGTAAAAGTCATCAACTTTTGGCTTAATAACCTTTTTCATCATGGCCTTTTCTGCCATTTCTTTGTTGGCAAACGTGCTGCCTTCAGTGGAGAAAATTACCGGGTCGATCCCGTTGAGTTGACATATTTTGGCAAATGATAGTTTGGAGTTTTCGATAATCTGCAAATCATCTATTGCCATGCTCATTTGCTGCCAGGATAATTTTTGTGTTGTGACGATGAATTTATCTTGAGCACTGCCAATTCCAAACTTTGTTCTCAGCTTTTCCTTTATTTCCTTGCTTTCCTCTGCGTCCGGGATTTCGCTTTCATTCGACAATACACCGAATGCCCCATAATGAGAAATAATGCTGGTCTTTGCATCATAAATGGCTTTCAGTTCTTGGGACAATTTGTCTCCAGGGATGTACTTTGAAATCCCGTAAATGTAAGCACCATCAAGGTACTGCGTTGAAAATGTCCGCTTGTGCATTACAACCTCTGGAGCCAGTCCATAATCCTGCCCGTTGATTGATAATTTGTATGCCAGAACCTCATTCATCCAGTCAGGCATCTTTTTGTCATTAAGCAGAACAACCCCCATGAATTGAGCCGGCAATACGTGAAGACTTGATACGGTTTGCATCCCGTCCGGGACAATGGCATAAAGGTAGGAATTGCCCAAAACCTCATAATAGGCAAAGAACTGTTTTATCAGTTCCCTGAAATTTTGGTAATAATTTGGCTCTGCGTGGAGTTGTCTCAACTCTGTGCTGCGGCTCTCACGGCCAAGACGGTTGACAAACTTAACCGGCAGGTTTGCAATTATGTTGGTGATGTAATCGGTGACGGTGAAAATGTCTGGAATGGTTTCAAGACTGGTAAGAAGTCCTAATGGAGTGGTGTCGCTTGTGCCTGTGAGACCCTGCCACCAATCTCCGGTGACGTTGTTTATGTAAAATTTTACACGTGCAGCCTTCTTTTTAATTGTTGGTCTCCACCACATGGCACGATATTTTTACACAAAAAAAAGTAAAACTTTACTCTGATAGTATAGTTTTACTTTTGAATGTAGCCTT